TGTGTTTCCACAACGGGAAAACATCATTCCGAACGACCGACCCACTTTTACAAGTAGGTTGGACGACGTTATACTCCTTTCCCCTGGCGCCGAGATACCCGCAAAGGTTGTCTTGGTGCCTAAAACGCTCAAAACTCCTCGCATCATTGCCGAAGAGCCCACATGCATGCAGTATATGCAGCAGGGGCTTCTCGAATTGATGGTGGACAAGATTAGAAGCGATGACAATGCTTCTAACTTTGTCATGTTTGAATCTCAGCAAGAAAATCAAATTCTTGCTAGGATAGGATCCGTTAACGGATCTCTCGCCACACTCGATTTGAGTGAGGCTTCAGACAGAGTTTCGAATCAGCATGTACGGCTTCTTGTCCAGAACCATCGCGCGTTGCGTGAGGCTCTGGATGCTACAAGAAGCCGGAAGGCTGATGTACCTGGCGTGGGCGTAATTCGCCTAGCCAAGTACGCGTCTATGGGGTCAGCTCTCTGCTTTCCCTTAGAGAGTCTCGTCTTTATGACGGTCATCTTTGTAGGGATAGAAGAGCAGCTCAACCGACGCCTTACCAAAAAGGATGTTGAATCCTTTTATGGCGTGGTGCGCGTCTTCGGCGACGACATTGTCGTACCGGTAGACTACGTGCAATCTGTTCTCAAGGCCCTTGAAACTTTTGGGTTTCGAGTGAACGTTCACAAGTCTTTTTGGACTGGAAAGTTCAGAGAGAGCTGTGGCGAGGACTATTACGACGGTCACGATGTAAAAGTCGTCCGCGTGAGAACTCCGCTGCCAAGAGACAGGCGGGATATTGAGGAACTGGTTTCCACGGTTAGTCTCCGTAATCAGTTGTTTACTGCTGGTTTCAGAGAGGCCGTGGATTTTCTTGATGAATGGATCATGAGAATGATCCCATTTCCCATCATCGAGAGCACATCAGTTCTGTTGGGCCGTCTTAGCAACGGGCCTAGCCAGCCAGAGTGCTATGACTACAACCTTCACCTCCCCCTTGTCAGGGGAGCTACGGTTGTTCCGAAGCGTCGAGCATCATCACTCGATGACTCCGGGGCCCTTCTGAAGTGGTTTTTGAAGCGAGGGGAAACTCCCTTCGAGGACAAAGATCACCTTCAATATTCTGGGCGACCCGTATCCGCTCGCATCAAGATACGGACGGCACCTCCTTTCTAACATATTCCTAAAGGAATTCTTCCCCTTCGGAAAATTGTTAGCCGGTAGTGTTCTTAGCTACCGCGTGGAAGTGCTAAGGGACCCCTCGACTTAGGTCGGGGGGGGCGGCTTCGGCCGCTGACAGGGG